ACGTCCGGACACCCCGCATAAAGGTCAGCACCATACATTCAATGAAGGGTGGCGAGGCTGACAACATCGTTGTGATACCTGATTTGTCTTACGCCGCCCACAAAGCGTATCTGCATGAACCCGCAACCGAGCATCGGGTTTTCTATGTTGCCGCTACAAGAGCCAAGAAGTCCTTGCACATAATTCAACCACGCACGAACCGGAGTTACGATCTATGAAACCAGTTGAGATATTGGAAACGGCGGCGGGACTTGTTGGTGGTGACAGGGCCGAGCAACACGGGGATTACAGACTTCTACACAAACGTGTGGCGGAGTTGTGGTCGGCATATTTAAAGGCCGAAGTAAGGCCAGATAACGTTGCTTTCTGCATGGTTTTGCTTAAAATTGTAAGGGACGAAATGGGTGTCCACAATCCAGATGACGGTGTGGATGCTTCCGCATATACCGCCCTTTGGGCAGCATTATCAGAAGATAAGAATGCGTGAGGATCTGTTTGACGAGACCGTATGGTTTCCACCAGAGCATCTCCCTGACCTGTCGGGTGAGAAGATTATTGCTGTTGATGTTGAAACAAAAGATCCGCACCTACGAGACTTGGGGCCAGGCTGGGTTAGAAAGGATGGAAACCTTATCGGGATTTCTGTTGCTGCCTCAGATTGGAGTGCCTACTTGCCAATCGCCCACGAAGGTGGGGGGAACATGGCGAAGGACCTCGTGCTCAGGTGGCTCCAAGACCAACTAAACCACGGCATGGACGTGGTATTCCACAACGCACAGTACGATCTAGGGTGGCTTCTAAGTGAGGGGATAGAGGTCAAAGGACGAATACTGGACACAATGATTGCGGCGCCGTTGCTGGATGAAAACAGGTTCAGCTACTCACTTAATGCTCTTGGGTCCACGTACCTTGGTCAGCGGAAAGCGGAAGAAGATTTACGCCGCGCCGCCGCGCAGCATGGCGTGGATGCCAAGGCTGAGATGTGGAAGCTACCCGCTGAAAGGGTTGCGCTGTACGCTGAGAAGGACGCCACGCTAACCCTTAGCCTGTGGCACGTTCTCCACAAGAAACTGATGGAAGAGAATTGCGGCAAGATACTCGATATGGAGTTGTCGCTACTTCCAATGGTTTTCGAGATGAAGCGGCGGGGCGTCAGGGTGGACGTTGACAAGGCACAACAAACCAAAAAGCTGTTGCAAGGTAAGGAGGATGCCTTACTCAAGCAGATACACGATGAGACCCAGATCCACATCGAACCGTGGAATGCAAAAAGTTTGGCTGGGGTTTTTGAAAACCTGGGATTAACTTACGAACGCACCGCCAAGTCGGACGCGCCTAGTTTCACCAAGCACTTCTTGAAAAACCATGAACACCCCATCGCCAAGAAAATCCTGGAAATCAGAGAATACAACAAAGCGAATACGACGTTTGTGGATACTATTCTTAACCACCAGTATAATGGCCGCATCCACTGTCAGTTTAACCAGTTGCGCTCCGATGAAGGTGGGACTGTGTCGGGTAGGTTCTCCTCTAGTAATCCGAATTTGCAGCAAGTTCCCTCTAGGCATCCGGAAATAAAGTCTCTTATCCGTGGTCTGTTTATTCCAGAAGAAGGTTGCCGGTGGGGTAGCTTTGACTACAGCGCCCAAGAACCTCGATGGATGATGCATTACGCCTCGCTTACTCCCGCAACACGGGACAATGAGAAAGTCGTGGAGATCGTGGCGCAGTACCAGAAGGATGACTTGGATTTCCACCAGCTAGTGGCGGACATTGCCGGCGTTGAGAGAAACCTGGCCAAGACGATTAATCTTGGAATCATGTATGGCATGGGCATTGGTAAGCTGGCCCAGACCCTTGGGGACATTCCTTTCAAAGAGGCTAAAACGCTTCGGAACGAATATGACGAGAAGGTTCCGTTCATCAGGGCCTTGGCATCTGCCGTTATGGAAGCGGCTTCCAGCCGGTCAGAAGTGCGGACAATGCTGGGGAGAAAGTGCCGGTTTCCAATGCGGGAACTGAAGGGCTATTCAAAGACTATGAAGAAGCCTATCTCCGCAGAGAAGCTGGAAGAACGCTGGCAGGATATCCTGAATACTCCAGAAGAAAGCCGCGACGATAACTGGCAAAGCATGAACCCTGTGAAGTATCAGGTCGCTTTTGTGTACAAGGCTTTGAACAGGTTAATTCAAGCCTCGGCTGCCGATCAAACAAAACAAGCTATGAGTGACTGCATGGGCAATGGTCATTGGCCTATGCTCACGGTACATGACGAGCTTTGCTTTTCGATAGAGAGCGACGAACAGGTGGCGGAGATCAAGGATTTGATGGAGAACTGTGCGCCGGGTCTTACCATACCGTCCAAGGTCGATGTAGGGCTGGGCGATAACTGGGGTTCAGCGAAGTAGTCTAGAAGTTGATCTTCCCTCGAACTCCGAACGATGCTTCCGTAGGGCTATCACCCCGTCTTTCAACTTCGGCTAAAGCTGAGAGGTTTTCTCCGAGAGTATACTCTAGGCCCGCACTAAGAGTATTCTCCCCAAAGTCCCTTTCAAAACTACCCCTAGCCGATAGGTCACCAGGCCCTAACGGAACCGTGGCACTTGCATCAAGTCTTAGGCCTTCACGTATGTCACGGGGGTCTGGATTTGTACTATCAAATTGCTTAACACCACTTATCTCAAACCTTCCGCCGAGCGTTCTTAGATCAGAACCTCTTCGACCACCTTTAAATCCGGGTAATGACCCCTCCACATTGACTCCAAACTCTTCGTCTCCCGAACTATCACCCCGTAGGAAAGCACCAATTCCTGTCCCCTTAACGTCAGTGTTTATACCCGCATCCCAATACTTTTGGGTTGGGATGCCTTCACTCTTCTGTTGACCACCCTTAAAAGAAACAGATGTGTTATCACCCACGGGGACATTTACTTCACCCTGTAACGTATTTGTACCGAAGGGGGACTTTGAGTATGAAGCCTCTAGGTTTGGAATATTTAAGCTAAATTTTTCTGCATCACCTCTTTCTGGAAAAACTTTCCTCTCGTATCCAAGATACGCGGGTCCAACGGGTTGATTTACTCTCAGATCATACTCCGGATCAGCATCGTTTGGTTTAACGAAACTGCCTTCTATGTTTGTACCGGTCAGGGGTATATTTAACCCAAGTTTCCCGTAAAATTTTTTCTGCGAGTCTGGTGATCTATCAAGGTCAGCCGTGTTTCTTTCAACTTCCCCTCTAACACCTACCTTACCACCAGTAGGCCTTAGAACCCTCTTCATAAATGGAAGTAGCGGCCCAAATTTATATCCTACATCGTAATCTACACCACCGACAACGCCACCTGTGTCTAAGGGGTCTAAGGTGGCATCCAAGCGATAACCTATCTCGCCACCTCCGACAGGCCTTGTACCACTAAGCCCAGCTTCAGTCCCTGTAAGGTCGGCCTGCGTTATAGGACGATTTTGTCTAATGGCCTCTCCAAGATTTGGAAGAACGTTAAATCTTGCGCCATTGCCCTCTTGATTAAGTGACCTGAGAGCCGCTATGATATTTTCAGAGGTATAGTCCTGGTTCTGCGCCACAGGATTGAGATTCGGTGTGGCCAAACCACCGTCTCGGAACCCTGGGGCACTATCATCATCGCTGCTCTCCCCGTCTTTCACTATCTGCTGTAAAAGTTCCGCTTGAGTTAGTTGCGGGACCACGGGCTGTTGTGGTGGGACAAACTCTTCGTAGTACGTGGGCGCCGCCGGTATACCTAGACCCAAATCGCCGGGCGCCGCCGGTATACCTAGACCCAAGTTGCCGGGCGGGCCTACCGGTGGGACTCCGTCCCCCCCAATGTTGCCGGGCGGGATGTCTAAACCTAAGTCGGGGGGCGTGTATGGTGCCGCCGCAGGAGTGCTTGCCACAGGGGTACTTGCCACAGGGGTACTTGCCGCAGGAGTGCTTGCCGCAGGAGTGCTTGCCGCAGGAGTGCCAGGAACGAATACATCGGGACCATAACCGATAATTATATTGGTTGGATTCCCTATCCAATCTCGGTCGCCATACTCATCTGGTTCGCTAAAATACCCTGTTGTATAAGAACTCTCGTACCCGTAATCACCGTCGCCAAAATCCGTTTGTTTGGGTTGGGGCTCGGTTCCGTAAATTGGGGCGCCTTTGACCATTGGCATCAGTCTAACAAGCTCCAAGATTTACCGTCAAAAATCCAAGCTTTGTGACGGTTATCTTC